TCGCATGCCGGTTACGTCTTTGCATTTCGTCTGGTGGTCTGTGTACCCGTTAAGTCGTGTCCAGGTTTCTGCATAACGTTCCTGCAGCTTTTTCCCGTCACTCTCTTTGCTGGCGTACTGAGTAAACTCGGACAGGATTTGGTCGGCGTCAGCAGGCTGAACCTGGTGAGCATACGCATCTGCATCGATGGCTGTTTCTTCTGTAGGTATGCAGAACGCCTGAAATGCAGCGTACTTGTAAGCGATCGACATAGCCTTGTTAGTGGCCTTGTCTCCGCTATCCATAGCCTCGCCATAGGTGGTGACCGAGTGGATGCTTCCGTCCTCCGTGCTGACGAAATCAAAGTCACCGCGCACCGTGATGTAAAACAACGCGCCGCCGCTTTTACTCACTCGCTCCGCACACGTTCGTTCCGTGTAGCGAGGAAGTATCACAAGCTTGTGTTTAACCAGAGCAGGGGCCAATGCGTTGTAAACGTCGTCAATTCCACGGAACGCATAGTTAACCTGGCTGCCTTGTTTTCTGGCCTTCTGAATACCTTGCTCAGCCAGCTGCGCGGCAACTCCACTGATTGCCGCATATACCTTTTTAGTTTCCATAATGAACCTCAGAACGGTGCAGGGCCCAGGAAGTAGCGCTGATTGGCGACTTCGAAGCGCGCGAGGTTAAGTTCGATCCGCATCATCTTGCGGTTGCCTTTCTCGCGATAATAAAGCGCAGATTGAGTGAACTTGCGCCGGGCAAGCTTGCTGGCTTTGACGGTGGTTTCAAGTGTCATGAGTCACCTCAGTAATGAATTTTGGTGCGTGGAACCAGGCCATCTTTCAATGCCGTAAGCACTTCGATAGCTTGCTCGCGGGTCAGGCTGGTATTTGCGGTGAGAGCGTTGACGATATCGGTACCGACGGTCTTGCGATGCTTCACGTCGGCTTCACGCTTAGCGGTTTCATCAGCGATGCGTTTCTCTTCTGCCAGGCGGGCGGCTTCCTTTGCTTCGGCTTCGCGCTTAATGCGATCTGCTTCTTCCTGTGCTTTACGCTGCTCAGCTGCAATGGCTTCCTGTTTTTCGCGTTCGGCTTTCTCGGCAGCTGCTTTCTTTTCTGCTTCCGCTTTTTGCTCGGCGGCGATACGGTCACGTTCAGCTTGCTCGGCTTTGAACTTCAGTTCCGCTTCACGCCTGGCTGATTCTTCACGTTCACGACGGGCCGTTTCTTCTGCTTCACGTTTGGCGTGTTCAGCAGCCTGACGCCTGAGCTCTTCTTCGCGAGCGATACGCTGGCGTTCCACTTCTTCTGCTTTGGCTTTGGCATCACGGTCAAAGGCGTCATTCATCAGCAGGGCCATTTCGTGGTCTGCCTCAATCTTTTCAGCGCGCTGACGTTTGAACTCATCGTTCATCACCAGCGCTTCGGCGTGCATCGCGTTCATGGTTTCTTCGGCCTTGATGCGTTCCTGCTCCGCTTCCCACTCAGTGAGAGGGCGGCGAACCTCATCTTTCAGCGCATCGAGGCGCTCACGAACAATCCGGCGGCTTTCATCGATCTGCTTCGGCAGCGCTTTAAGCTCGGCAACCAGGTCTTTACCGGCGTTGTCGATGTAGGTTTTGGAGCGCGCCACCTTATGCGCCATGGAGGCGATGGCATCGCGACCCTTCTTTGTTGTCAGGTCTGGCACCAGGCTGCGAGCCTCGCTCTCAATGGCCGCGATAATTGGGTCGAGTTGCTCTTTGGTGGTGAAAACGGCCATCGCGTTATGCTTCTCAATGACGACTAACTCTGTTACTTCGCTCATGGCTACTCCTGAAATTTGGCTGTGCGGATCCCGGCACCGTTAAGGCTGCCTGGTCGTTAAATGGGGGGGGTTAGTGTTTCAGTCCGTCGCCGAGCCCGTTCAGATACACCTCGACCAAAAGCTCTTTGGTGTAGGTGCGCTCAAAGCCGCGGTGCAGATAGAGACAACCCCGGACGTTTGCTGAAGCCGTCCAGGTGGTGTCGTGGTGCTTGATGAGCATTCCGGGCTGAATAGCGGCGCGGCATACTGTTTGGGTGCCGTAGTGCATTATTGACATGATAATTACCTCTGGCCCGTAGCTGGGCTGCTGAACATAAAGACTTCTGCGCTTAATCTCTGGCGGTGGATGGCCGCCGGTTGTCATAACTAAGCCGCCTCGGTGAAGCGACTGAGGTATGAAAAAAGCCGCTGATTAGGCGGCCTTACCTTCAAATTTAGCCCCGCATAAAGGGCAGTAATTGATTTCGATTTTCGTGTCAGCATTTGTGGTACGTTGCTCAGGCTCACCATTCTTCTTACGCTTGCGATACCGCACGTTTAAGGTCAGCATCACCGCGCAGTAGTCGCCTTTTTCGAGTACCCAAACTCGACTTCCAAAATCACACTCTTCCATTGAATGAACTGAGTCGCCCAGCGCTTCTTTCACACGCGCTTCCATGCGTTCTTTAACCTCTGAAAAGCATTTACATGCCATCGCCTTACCCTCTGTCGTTACCCGCTGATGCGGGAGAAATGCTTTGGTGGTGAAGGCCGGACGTTACCCCGGCGATGTGTTCAAGGTCGGACGAAACCGAACTCTCTGGGCCACCTTCCTGCCCAATCGTGAAATGCGATGCGCTCACGTAGACGCTGTGCGTGTCACCGATTCCCCACGCCGCTTCACCCCAAAGCACTTCGCCACACTCTCGCAGTGGCCAGCGCCGGTCACCCGGTCATCTTTTGAAGCTGCTTACGCGTTAACCGGGCGCTAACCGGTAACTCAGTGATGCTTTACGCCTCCTTTCCCTCACTACGCCGCCGTGGGAACCCGACCGTATGAACGCCGTCGTCACGCTGCCTGAACAGGCATCAAAGTGCGGCCTGTCCGCTTTAGTGCTTCATTGGAATCACTCCTCTAAGTTGAATCAGCGCCAACTCCCTGCCAGTGTTGCCCGTTCTCACGCCGTTATCGCTTTCGCGCGGGGATACTCTCTCACCGACCGGATCGCACCCGGTGATACAGCACGTTTACGTGTAGGGGTCTTAACAGGTTGTTGACGCTGTAAATCTGCATGTTGTTAATGAGCAGGCGACTTGCTGTCCGCCGCTGGCTAACTTCGCTCAGCTGTCGATGTTTCGTTTCGATGAGTTAAAGATAACCTTAGTTATGGGTGAAGGCAATAACCTAATTTATAATAATCATCACCTAAGTTATAATGCACTGATAACTAAAAGATTTTATTTTTGTAAAAAAAGATGTAGGGGGATTTTAGGCAATAAAAAACCCCGCATTGCGGGGCTTTAAATCAGAGGTGTGGGTTAAAAATAACCGCTGTCTTTGCAGACGGATAGTGTTGATATGGTTTCGGCATTATCCCCGCCCATGCCTATAAAGCCAGCGTGAGGTTTGCCATTATTGATAAGCATGACCATGAAAGGAGTGTTTCCAGCATAGCCGCCGTATGAGTTTTTGGAGTTTACGAGGCCACAGTAGGCGCCTTTCCCGTTGCTCACAAACTTAGAGTGCTTGAATCTGGCGCTTTCTGGATCCTTCAGTTGGTCTTTCACAGCGGTCTCGACAGCATTAATCTCCTGCTTCGTAAGAGATCTATATTTCCAGGCCGTTGCTGGTTTCTCGTTATCTGAAATGGTGGGCGATGGACTAACATCAATGCAGTTAGCCCATTGCTCAGTGATTCGAGCAATTCGGTCAGAGATAGCGAACTCAGTCTTAGAAAGGCTTGCAGCGAACACTTTTGTCTTGTCATCAAGAAAAAGCATTCCGTTTTTTTGTTCACTGATTATTGGCGAAATGACCATGCCACCACTTGGACGGGTGGCTTTAAAGGATTTGCCATCAAATTCTACCGTACCCTTTCCGCCAGGAATCATTGGTGCATTAGATCCCTTGCTTATATCGGACTTAGCATAATCGCAGCTCAGGGTGCTAGAGCCGATTGCGTTAGTAGTTAAAGCCAGAAAAGATAATGCTATTAGTTGTAATTTCATCCATGACCTCTGAATTACCAGATTGTAGATGTCCAGAACATGCGCCCAAGGATCTCTACGCTTTCAATATCTGCCTCTTCATCAGGGTACTCTTCACTGTTGAAGCTGCGTATGACGATGCGAGTGGGGCTTACACGATAAATGGATTTCAGTCTCTTCCATCCATCCTGGCTGATTGCATAGACTTTGCCATCAACGATTTTTTTATCGTTCGTGTTAATAGCGACTGTTGTTCCCTCTGGGATCATCGGCTCCATGCTGTTTCCTGATGCTGGGAAGCAAAGCACGCTATCCCTTTGGGCGCCTACTTTGCGCAGGGTAGACTTCGCGAAGCGGAGTTTGAAGCCGTTATAGTCATCTTCAATGCACGAACCATCACCACAAGCAAGCTCTATGTCTTTCAGATATGGCACTTCGACCTCGTCATCTGGCAGATCTGTTTTGCTATCCCAAGCGTCAATTCTACCCCATTCCGATTCAGGCGGGATGGCCGAGTCCTTGCGTTCTTCAGTATGCATTGCACCTATACCTGAGCTCAACCACTCAGGACGAACATTCAGTGCATGGGCCAGTTCAACCATCTTACGACTGCCAGAAGTTTTGCCGGATGTCATTTTCTGAATTGCAGGTTGAGATATGCCGACTTTATCAGCCAGCTGCCCTTGGGATATGCCTGCGGCGCTCATAGCCGCGTTAAGTCGATCTGCGAATGTTTTCATAGCGCCAATATATAACTCAGGTTATGCAGAGTAAAATAACAAAGGTTATGGACAATGGTCATAACTTGAGTTATCTTTTCATTAATCCAGTAATCGGATAGGTAAAATCCATGAACAAAGTTATTCAGCGCGCTTTAGAAATCGTTGGCAGCCAGAAGCGACTCGCAGATATTTGCGGCGTTAGCCAGCCAGCGGTTCACAAGTGGCTTAACGGTGGTTCCGTATCTCCGGAAAAAGTAACAGCCATCGTAAACGCTACTGGCGGCGAGATTAAGGCGCACGAAATTCGACCTGATCTTCCCGACCTGTTTCCGCATCCAGAGAACCATGCCGCCTGAACGGCGGCCCTAACCACGAAAGGGAAAGCAATGCATTCACTTGCGTATCAACACAATACCGGAATACACCCGGGAGCGATGATAAACCGCGCTCAAGCTAAAGCGGTGCCAGACCACGAAAAGATCCGCGATGCGGTCCGTGCATGGTCGTCGGCGCTGGACAATCAGGACGTCGTTTCGGCGCTGATCATCAACGAATACCGGGAGCAGGGCGGGACTGCTATCAGCTTTCCAGAAGACATCAGCCGGGCGCGCCAGAAGCTCTTTCGCTTTCTGGATAACCGTTTCGACTCCGATCAGTACCGAGACAACGTTCGCCAGATGGCCCCGGCAATTCTCGCCGTGCTGCCGCTGGAGTACCGCACCCGGCTGATCGGTGCCGACTGCAAACTGGTCCGCCTGGCCGAAGCTGAGAAGGAAGTCGCTGAAGCTAAGCAAGCGGTCATTCTGGACGCGCCAGAGCATCAGAAGCTGAAAGAGGTAAGCGAGGGTATAGCGTCGTTGTTCAGGCTCATGCCGGAGCATGTAGGGCCGCTGATGACGATGGTCACGTCAATGCTGGGGGTTATGTGAGAAGCCTGAAAAAAGAGAAAGCCCTTGAAGCGGTAACTTCAAAGGCTATCAACACACTGTGTTACGCCAAGTAACGGGAGTAAGTATGGCAGAGAAATTGATGCATAACACGATGTTTTTGCCGCTCAGCCTGGAGAAAGAGAAGGTTAAGCATATTGATCTTCCTAGCGGAATCAGATCTCAAGGGTGGATTTACGCGCTCAAAAATCCATACATGCCGGGAATCTTCAAAATAGGTATGACAGTCAATGAACCTGAAATGCGTGCTGCTCAGATTTCACAGGGCACTGGCATACCGGCGCCATTTGAAGTCCACAGCGCCTTTTTTTCCGATAACCCGAGAGGCCATGAACAGGAGTTTCATCAGTACCTGTCCAACTGCCGAGCCAACCCTGGCCGTGAGTTTTTCAGATGCACTGAAGAAGACATCGCTGAAGCAGCTGATGCCATCGGTTTAATCAGCCGTAGCGCCACGATAGAGGAACTTGCTGATTCTTATGACGTTATTTGTATTGAGCAGAGCGAGCCTTTCTCTTTGCAAGAACTGTTTGACGATCTCGATATATCAGTTTTCGGCTGCCAGTACGCGGCGACAAAAAGGTTGGTAGAAATCGCAAGGGAATATCTTCATCTCGTCAATAGGGGTGGTTGCTCGTTAGCGTTTATGGATGGGAGGGGAATACCTGTCGTCCGTGAGTACATTCAACATCGCGAAGCATACATTTCATCCCAAGAAGCTGCGGGTGTGTATGGTCCGCAGAAACCAGGAGGATTTTGATGGCTCGCTCACGAAACATCAAGCCAGGCTTTTTCACTAACGACGAACTCGCAGAATGTCAGCCACTGGCTCGCATTCTCTTCGCTGGTCTGTGGACTATTGCCGATAAAGAGGGTCGCCTGGATGACCGACCGAAGAAAATTAAAGCCATGGTACTGCCGTTTGATGATGTCGATTGTGATGCTTTATTGCAGCAGCTGCATCAGCATAAATTCATCAATCGTTACCAGGTGAAAGGCGATTCCTACATTCAAGTTTCTAACTGGAAAAAGCACCAGAACCCGCACTGCAAAGAAGCGTCAAGTGAGATACCAGAACCTTCTAAGAACCAAAATGGCACCGAACAAGAACAGTGCAATTCAGATGCAAAAGAGGAAAAGGAAGAAGAGGTAAAGCCTCAAGTCATTGAAAATAATGAAGCACAAGAAAAGAACGGTGCTAGTAAGGTGCAAGAACAGGTTCAGAACAGTTTAAATCCTGCTGATTCCCTTAACCTGATTCCTGATTCCCCTATCCCTGATCCTGATTCCTTGGTTAACACCCAAGCCGCTGACGCGTCTTGCGAAGAGGCCAATGCAGATATTCATGAAATATCGAGTCGGTACGCATTCGAGGGTCAGATCGTTAGGCTGAACCACAAGGACTACCAGGCATGGTTAAACCTGTACCCGCTGATAGACCTGAGCTACGAACTTCAGAAGCTGGATATCGAATTCACCCATGAGAAGCCAAAAAATTGGTTTATCACTGCCAGCCAGAAGTTGAGTTATCAGAACAAGCAAGCGGCAGTACGCGGCAAACCAGCCGCCAAGCCGGATCTGGACTTCAACAACACTGACTGGGCGTATGAGGTGCTCAAATGAAATCACTCGCCGAACAACTACAAAA